CTTGACAGGATCATGCGGAAACGCCTACCGGCGTACCCGTTTGTGACGGTTAAGGGTCCTAGCGCAAGCGGCGCTCCTGTTCCCACTACCAAGGTAGCGGGGTCTAGGAGGTCTGCGCGTGCAGTCCCTAGTCGTCGATCTGATCGGCACACCACAGAGCTGTGGAAAGCAATGTGGTGCGGCTTGATCTCCTGTGGTCTTGGAACCCGTACTGGAGCCTGGAAAATACGCAGATGGCTGTCTCTTTCCACCAAACGAAATGGTTGGTTGGAGACAGCACGTAGCGTTAAAGAACTGTGTGGTGAGTTGCGCGCCTCCGCTCTTGAGCAGAGACGCCCTCGAACCCGAGACGGACAGTTCTTCCCAGGCAAGCTTCTCAAATGGCTCGGCAACCGACTCTCGGTTAAAGGCAAGCTCGCTTTCTCGCGAGTAGCCCGTGCACTTCCATGCGCGCCTGAGTCGGTTGTAAGAGAAGCTGTAAGCCAGCACGTGGAGAGACTCTCCAGCAGACACGTGACGAGCAAGGCTTACCTTGACTCGATTGAGTTGCACGTGTCGACTCTGCTGAAGGGTCGGTTCCAGGAATGTATCTCGTTTTCCGTGCCTTCCTCGGCTGCCGCAGTAGTCGAAAGCCCAAGAAAAGATGGTGGCTATAATAGCTACATCAGTAACCTGTCCAGGCCTGCCTGGACGGCCGTCTCTTCCGGTCTCAGAAGAGGCGGTGGTACTGAGGTCCTGTCGCAGGACAGGTCCATCCTTGCTCGGGCCTTTGAGTACGCACTCAGTCGCAAGACCCGTCGCTTGAAGTATCATGCTTACCCCACAGTTGCCTCTGCACAGAGGAACTTGGTGAAGGCTACTGCACTTTGCCTGCGCGAAGCCAGTGGCATGCGCGTGGTACATCAAGCTTCGGTTATTGCGGAACTGGGGATGAAGGCACGGATCATTACCATCCCGCCGGCACACTGCTTTGCCAGAGGTGACCTTGTAAGACAGGTCATCTGGCCCGCTGTGGTCGAGGCTGTTCCTCAGGTTCAACCGTATGCCCCGCATACGGAAGAGGAAATCCTCGGCCGCCTTGCGGCCCGCGGTCACGCAAGTAAGGTCTTCCTTAGCGCAGATCTTACTTGTGCCACAGATGGCTTTGGACATGATGCGATTGTGGCTGTTTGTAATGGTATGAAGAAGGCAGGACTGCCCACCTTCTTGTACCATGAGCTCAGGGAGTCCCTGGGCGTAGGCCAACAACCGCATTATGTCGAGTACCGTCTGTGTGACATGACCGAGGAAGAAGCAGTTAGGTGCCGAGCACGCTACGAGGTGGTTGAGGGGAAGGTGCAGGTACCGAAGGTACGAGGTTCGCTTATGGGCACTCCGTGCTCGTTTACGATCCTTTCGCTCCTCAACCACTGGATGAGTCATGGTCTTGGACCAGACAGGATTATCTGCGGTGATGATCTTGCCGCCGTGACTCATCCCGGAAACGTGCCTTCCTATGGCGCAAGAGCACACGCTGTAGGAAGCGAACTTCATCAAGGAAAGTCTTATAGGTCTAAGATCGGCTTCGTGTTCTGCGAAGCCTATGGCCTTCTCGCAAGAGATGGTCATTCGATCCAATCCTTTAGACCAGCATCCTTGAAGGAGTTTGTCAGGGACGGTAATGGGGTCATGTCTCAGCATTCTGTGGACTCGACTTCGTTCAACAGGCTTGCACGCTGCGCTAGAACAATCTACCGCAAGCAGCGTCTTGTTGCTTCGAAGCGCTGGAGGCCCGCAGAGCTCCCGGCAGCACTTGGCGGTCTGGGTCATCCATGCAAGGGACGACTCAGGGTACCCGCCTGGTGCCGAGCTGCTTTGAAGGAGCTCTACCTCTGCGAGAATGCTGAGCACGGTGGTGCTCATGACCCAACGAGATACATCCGAAGTCTTCAAGTACCTGCAGTTCCATCCTCCAAGGAGGATAGACAGCAGTTGAGGGCGCTGGTTGATCGAAATCGTCAACACGTGGATTCTCTCCGCGTCGACGATTATCAACCAGGAGACGCCTTCATTGCCAACTCCGATGCGTCTGCATACGTTTCCATGTGTGCAAACCAAGAGTTTATCTACGGAGGTGGCAAGTACAAGAAGATTCGGGCACATGAGATCAAGCCGGGGAAGCAGAGGTGGCCCAAGCCTCAAGACGGATGTCTTGGGGGGGTCTTGTCCACGCACACGAGAATTCGAGAGGTTCTCGCGTGGGACAGGAGAGCTCGGTCGGAGCTCGGCACCTACTTCCCTGCTGCCTTTTCGGCGCATGTTCGCGTTCGAACACGC